AAACACAATTAACATTCTCAAGAACTATGCTGTTATCAATCCTTCTTTGTTGGTAAAGCCCGGCAATGTTCTATCGACTGTATCTCCTGTCAAGTCGATCTTTGCTAAAGCGACTGTGGAGGAGAACTTCCCTTCACAGTTTGCAATCTACGAACTGTCTAAGTTTCTTGGAGTAATTTCTTTGTTTAATGAACCAGAACTTGATTTTGGTGAAAAACAAATGACTATTATTTCAGGAAGCCAGTCTTTGAACTATACCTATGCAGATCCTTCCATGATCGTTACACCTCCTGAGAAGGATATTAACTTTCCAGAACCTGATATTGAATTCAATATCACACAGGAAGAATTGCAGAAAGTGGTTCGTGCTACTGGTGTTCTACAGTTGCCAGATATCGCAGTTATTGGTGATGGATCTACTCTCAAGATGTCATCCACCAATTCTAAGAATCCCACCACTGACGTGTTTAACATTAAAGTTGGTGAAACAGCCAAGACATTTAATATGATTTTCAAAGCCGAGAACATTATTAAGTTGCTTTCTGCAAACTATAATGTTAAAATATCATCCAAGGGTTTGGCTTTGTTTACAGCAGATACCATCAGGTACTATGTAGCAACAGAAGCAAATAGTTCTTTCAATAACTGAGGTAATATAAAATGGTTCGTGATGAATTTCTCTGGGTCGAAAAATATCGTCCCAAGAAGATTAGTGATTGTATTCTACCTATTGAACTAAAAACTACTTTTCAACAATTTGTAGACAATAAAGACGTTCCAAATCTACTCCTAACAGGCGGGGCTGGTGTGGGTAAAACCACAGTGGCTCGCGCCATGTTGGAGGAGCTTGGAGCAGATTATCTTGTAATTAACGGGAGCATGAATGGCAACATCGAGACACTTAGGAATGAGATACTACAGTTCGCTTCCTCGATATCTTTTACGGGAGGCAGAAAGTACGTCATCCTTGACGAGGCCGACTACCTTAATGCAAATTCTACACAGCCAGCTCTACGCAATTTCATGGAGGAATTCTCAAGGAACTGCGGCTTCATACTCACCTGTAACTTTAAAAACCGAATCATTGAGCCCCTACACTCGAGATGTTCGGTTGTAGAGTTTAGAATTGGCAAATCTGATATGCCCAAATTGGCTATGCAGTTCTTTAAGCGTGCCAGTTCTGTTTTAGAAAAAGAAAATGTCACGTTTGATAAAGCTGTCGTAGCAGAATTAATCAACAAACATATTCCTGATTGGCGTCGAGTGCTCAATGAGCTACAGAGGTATTCTGCTACTGGTAGCATTGACTCTGGTATCTTTGTTAATATATCCAATGACAGTTTTAAGGCTCTTGTTGATTTGGTCAAGAGCAAGAACTTTAAAGAAATGAGACGTTGGGTGGCTGAGAGTGCAGATTCAGATTACTCTTTGGTATTCCGTAAGTTTTATGATCAGGCATACGCTTATCTTAAACCACAGTCGATTCCTCATTTGGTCCTTCTCATTGGTAAGTATCAGTATCAATCGGCATTTGTGGCAGATCAAGAAGTTAATTTAGCTGCGTTTTTAACTGAAGTTATAATAGAACTTGAGTTTCTTCCGTGAAGCCATTTGATTTTATAAAAGCCATTAATTCCAAAGCTAAAAAAGATCTTATAAGAGAATCTGATAATCCCACACTGGCAGAGAAAGATTATAACTCTTTTCTTACCAATAGAAACATGTCTTTCTTTACTGACACGATTAAATATGCGAATGAGATTAATATGTTACCATCCTTGGATAATATTCTTAAAAACGACTATTATCTAAATAGTATACGTCACGGAAATAGATATTCTGATATTAAATACAAGCGTCAAGAAGAAGAAGATATCAATATCATACAAGAATATTATTCTGTGAATTACCTAAGAGCTCTCGAGATAGGAAAACTTCTATCTAAAGAACAATTAGACCTTATAAAAATAAGAATAATAAAAGGTGGTAATAATGTTCAATCTAAATCAATTAGTGGAGGTGAACCTTAAAAATCCAGAAGATTTTTTAAAGGTAAAGGAGACTCTTTCTCGTATAGGACTGGCATCTAAAAAAGATAGTACTCTATATCAGTCGTGCCATATCTTGCATAAACAAGGCAAATATTATATCGTTCATTTTAAAGAATTGTTCCTTATAGACGGCAAGCATGCTGATTTTTCAGAAGGTGATATAGCAAGACGCAATAGAATCGTTAATTTGCTAGATGAATGGGATCTGATAGAACAAGTAGATTTAGATAAAACAGAAGCACCAGAAGCTCCTCTAAATCAGATTAAAATCATTCCATTTAAAGAGAAAGACAAGTGGAATCTTGTTACGAAATACACGATAGGCAATCGTTACTAAGATGCAGCACTATCGTTCGGTGTTCATATCTGACGTCCATCTTGGAACAAAGATGTGCCAGGCAGAGCTGCTATTAGATTTTTTAAAAACATTTGAATGCGATAATTTATATCTTGTTGGGGACCTGATCGATGGTTGGGCTCTCAGCAAGAATTTTTTTTGGCCTCAGTCGCACAATGATGTGATACAGAAGATCCTGCGTAAAGGCCGCAAAGGGACCAAGATATTTTACATTGCTGGCAATCATGACGAGTTCCTCAGGGTATTCATTCCTCAGATGTTTGGTAATATCATTATAGAGGATACTGCAATCCATACAGCTGCTGATGGCAAGAAGATGCTTGTCCTCCATGGTGATCAGTTTGATGCTATCGTCAATAAGATGAAATGGTTAAGCCATCTGGGTGTATGGGCATATGATGTCTCTATCATGCTTAATACAGCAGTTGCTAAGGTTCGAAACATGTTTAATCTACCTTATTGGTCGTTGAGCGCCTGGGCAAAATACAAGGTAAAGAAGGCCGTCAATTTTATATCAGATTATGAAGAGAATCTATTAAATTATGCAAAATCGAAAAGTGCTTCTGGTATTATTTGTGGTCATATTCATCATGCAAATATACGTGATATAAATGGGCTGACCTATATGAACTGCGGCGATTGGGTCGAAAGCTGTACAGCTTTGGTCGAACATGCTGATGGGAGATGGGAAATCATACGCTGGGTTAAACCATGAAGATAACTTTAGTGACTGATACCTGGGATAATGTTAATGGGGTCGTGACTACGCTTCGTAATACTGTAAAGCATCTGATTGATATGGGTCATGAAGTGCAGATCATCGAACCTAGCCAGTTTAAGACATTTCCTGCACCAGGATACCCTGAAGTCAGGTTGGCGTGGAACATATGGAATGTAGGATCAATGATCAAAGAGTTTGATCCAGATGCGGTGCATATCGCGACTGAAGGACCGCTAGGATTTGCTGCCAGATGGTATTGCAAGATCGACAGGTTAGACATACCACATAACACTAGCTATCACACCAAGTTTCCAGAGTATCTGAATCAATATTTTAACCTCCCGATTGATTGGGGGTATTGGTTGATCAGATGGTTTCATAAATTCAGCACCAGGGTGCTAGTCACATCAGATACGATGAAAAGAGAGCTAGAATCACGAGATTTTAATAAGTTAGCTGTATGGAATCGAGGGGTAGACAGAAAATTATTTAATCCTGATAGGAGAAAGCATACACAAGCGACCAAACCAATCATGCTTTGTGTCAGCAGGGCTAGCAAAGAAAAAGGCTTAGACGACTTTTGTGGGCTTGACTTGCCCGGCACCAAGATGCTGGTAGGTGACGGTCCTTATCTGGATGATCTCAAACGCAAATATCCTGATGTGATCTACGCGGGATTCAAGCACGGCGAGAGCCTGGCAGATTATTACGCCAATGCTGATGTCTTTGTCTTTCCGAGCAAGTCAGACACTTTTGGCGTGGTGATGTTAGAGTCAATCAGTTCAGGCACACCTATCGCAGCTTATCCGGTGACAGGTCCTGTAGACGTGATACAAGAGGGTGTGAATGGTAGCATGGACGATGACCTTGCTTCTGCTATTAGCAAGGCGCTCGTCTGTGATCGTGCAGATGTAGCAGCTACTGCATCTCGCTGGGATTGGCGTGCTTGCACTGAGATCTTCATAAATAATCTCACTCAGATACCCAAGTAATTTTTTTATAAAAACTGGTTGACATTTTTATTATAATATCGTATATTAATAATATGATGAAAACAACGGCACACAAATCAGCATCGGCAAAGGCACTGGCAGATCGTAAATATCACCAGCGCATTGTTATGTCTAAAAAAGGTAGCGGTTCCTATGACCGTAAACGTCTGGAGAACTACAATGATCACTGCAAAAACAATGGTTGATCTCAAAAAGAAGATATACAAGCGCGAAGGATGGACACGCACTTCCGGTGAAAGCGAAGCCAAACGCATTAAAAGTGCATATATAATCACAATGGACGTTAAAAAAAATCACTGGAAAGCAGTAAAAATGGAGAACTACAATGCGTAAGTTAGCAATTGCAGCTGCACTGATTGCAAGCACTATGTCAGCAGAAGCAGGTCAACGCAACCATAACCATCAGTATCACCATCAGCACCAACAATATCGCCATAATAACAACAATGGCGCAGTATTTGGTGGTATCGTAGGTGGACTGATCATCGGCAGCATGCTTATGAATCAGCAGCAGTATTATCATCAACCCAGATATCAACCCATGTGCCAGAACATATTCATGGGTAGCTATTGGAATGGTTATCAGTGGGTTCAGCAGTATCAGACGATGTGTAACTGATAAATATAAACATGATATCATTCAGGGAATACATAACAGAAAACTCCGCTCTTCATGTCTTTGATGTGGACGACACATTGGTGCATTCCGATGCCAAGATCCATGTCAGGGACAAAGCAGGAAATATCGTTAAGGCATTAACTCCGGCAGAGTTTAATACACACAAATTGCATCCTGATCATCACTATGATTATGGTGAATTTAGGAGTTCTGCTGTATTCAGTAAATCTAAACCTATTCATAAGATGATTCGTACGATCAACGCTGCTCAGAGTACGACAAAGAAAAACCCCGATAACAAGGTTATTATCAATACCGCAAGAGCAGACCTCGATAATAAAGACAAGTTCTTAAAGACTCTTAGCTCTCACGGTATCAAACACATGGATAAGATTCATGTGCATAGAGCAGGAAACATTCCGGGCGGAGATGCTGCTCAGAAGAAGCTGGTCTATATCAGACAGCACATGGATAAACACCCCTATTCGCATGTCAGGATGTATGACGACTCCAAGGAAAACCTTGATGCTTTCCTCGGATTGAAGCGCGAGTATCCCAAGACTCGCTTCCATGCGTATCATGTGTCCCCTGACGGCACGATGAAAAAACACTCAAATTAATTTTATTTTTTTAATAAAAGCAGTTGACATTTTCTAAGTTTTATCGTATATTAATAATATGATGAAAACAAAGGAAAACAACATGTACAACTACCTCAGCATCGAGCAGATCCGGTCTGCTCTGGACTTCCTCGAGAACAGCTACAGCAAGGCCATGGACGGTGATGCATACGGTCTCGCCAATGCGATCTTGACCAAGATCGAGGGTCTTAAAGAGACACTGGTGGCTAAAATTACGGCAGAGGATCCCTATACCACTGCAGCCGACGTCCGGTACTTTGAAGGTTGGAATTATTAAAATAAAATAAAAATACCGGTTGACATTTTTATAGAAACATCGTATATTGGTATTATAGAGAAACAAAGGAAACGAAAATGATACGCT